TGTGCCGTATGATGTTTGGGAGCGGCAGGGCTTCCTGCAGACCACCGAGGGCAATGTCGTTCACTATGGTTACATCGAAAAATTCATCGAGCGCCTGGGTGAACGCTACAACATCCGTGAGATCGCCTTCGACCGTTGGGGCGCTGTGCAGATGGTGCAGAACCTTGAGGGTATGGGTTTCACGGTAGTTCCTTTCGGACAGGGCTTTAAGGATATGTCCCCGCCGACCAAGGAACTCATGAAACTGGTGCTTGAGGAAAAGGTCGCCCACGGGGGACATCCCGTTCTCCGATGGATGATGGATAATATCTTCATCCGCACTGACCCCGCCGGTAACATCAAGCCGGACAAGGAAAAGTCCACAGAGAAGATTGACGGTGCTGTTGCTACGATTATGGCTCTCGACCGTGCGATCCGCTGTGGCAACGATACCAGTGCTTCGGTTTATGACAGCCGAGGCATTTTGTTTATCTGACGGAGGTGTGAAATGGAAAAGAAAAAACTGCATATTGTTTCGCTCTCCGGCGGCAAGGACTCAACAGCTATGCTCCTGCGAATGCTGGAAGAAGGTTGGCCGGTCGATCTCATTCTTTTCTGTGATACAGGACTTGAGTTTGATGGTATGTACCACCACATTGAAAAGCTGGAAAAGTATATCGGCAGACCGATCACGCGACTAAAATCCGAATACTCCTTTGAGTATTTGCTCCTGGAGCATATGCCTAAGAGAAAGAACCCAGAGTTGTTCGGTCGTAAAGGTTACAGTTGGGCAGGCCCCAGAAACCGTTGGTGTACTGCAATGTTAAAACAGCGGATCATTGACCGCTATCTCCGCAACCTGGCAAAGGAATACGAGTTGGTTCAGTATATCGGTATTGCCGCCGATGAGCCACAGCGTATCCGCGACTTCCGCTATCCTTTGGTGGAATGGGGTATGACTGAGTCGGACTGCCTTGCCTACTGCAAAGAACGGGGCTTCGATTGGGATGGGCTGTATGACATTTTTCACCGCGTTTCTTGTTGGTGCTGCCCGTTGCAGTCCTACGATGAACTCCGCAAATTACGAAAGCACTTCCCAGAACTCTGGGAAAAACTGCGCGATTGGGACTCCCGCACCTGGCGCACATTTTTGAAACATTATTCTGTAGAGCAACTGGAAATACGCTTTGCTTTTGAAGAGGAGCGGCTTGCTGCCGGACTCCCCATAAAAGGCAGGGCGTTTTTTGATGCTCTGCGAGATCGACTGAAAGAAGGTGATGCGTAATGGGCATCTTTTCTGGGCTGTTCCAATCCAGAGACAAGCCTGAAAACAGAACTGCCGGAAGTGCCTATACCTTCTACCTGGGTGGCTCCACTTCCGGCAAGGCTGTCACAGAACGGTCTGCAATGCAGATGACCGCTGTATATTCCTGCGTCCGTATCCTGGCAGAAGCGGTGGCTGGTTTACCGCTGCACGTTTATAAATACACCGACAGCGGTGGCAAAGAAAAAGCTCTCGACCACCCGCTGTATCGACTACTCCACGATGAACCGAACCCGGAAATGAGTTCTTTCGTGTTCCGAGAGACCCTTATGACCCATCTGCTCCTTTGGGGCAATGCCTATGCACAGGTCATCCGCAATGGCAAAAATGAGGTCGTTGCACTGTATCCGCTGATGCCTAACAAAATGACCGTGGAGCGGGATTCCAACGGACAGCTATATTACAGCTACTACCGAGGTTCGGACGAAGCAATCCGTGATACCCAGAACACCGTTATTTTGAAGCCTTCCGATGTACTTCACATTCCGGGCTTGGGCTTTGACGGTCTGGTGGGCTACAGCCCCATCGCAATGGCAAAGAACGCCATTGGCATGGCGATTGCTTGCGAGGAGTACGGTGCCAAGTTCTTTGCCAACGGCGCTGCACCCTCTGGTGTACTGGAACACCCTGGTACGATCAAGGACCCATCCAGGGTTCGTGAGGCTTGGCAGAGTCAGTTCGGTGGATCAGCGAACTCGGGAAAGGTCGCCGTTTTGGAAGAAGGAATGAAGTACACACCGATTTCCATTTCTCCAGAGCAGGCACAGTTCCTTGAAACCCGTAAATTCCAAATCAATGAAATTGCTCGAATTTTCCGTGTCCCGCCTCACATGGTGGGTGACCTGGAAAAGTCGAGCTTTTCTAATATTGAGCAGCAGTCCCTTGAATTTGTGAAATACACTCTCGACCCCTGGGTCATCCGTTGGGAGCAGTCTCTGATGCGCTCCCTTTTGTCTCTGGATGAAAAGGTTCAGTATTTCGTGAAGTTCAATCTGGAAGGCTTGCTCCGTGGCGATTACCAAAGCCGTATGAACGGCTACGCCATCGGTCGTCAGAACGGTTGGATGTCTGCAAACGACATCCGTGAACTGGAAAACCTCGACCGTATTCCAGCGGAAGAAGGCGGCGACCTGTATCTCATCAACGGCAATATGCTCCCGCTCAAGGATGCGGGGGCTTTTGCAAATAAACCTACCGATAGCGGAAAGGAGGAAAAAACCGATGAAGAAGTTCTGGAAGTGGAAGAACCAGGCACAGACGGAGACAACTCCGGCGGAGCGGACTCTGTTCTTGAACGGCACCATCGCCGAGGAAAGTTGGTTTGACGATGACGTCACCCCACAACTTTTCAAGGATGAATTGATGGCAGGCTCCGGCAACATCACGGTCTGGATCAACAGCCCCGGCGGTGACTGCGTGGCGGCAGCCCAAATCTACAATATGCTGATGGACTACAAGGGCAACGTCACGGTCAAGATTGACGGCATCGCTGCCTCCGCAGCATCCGTTATCGCAATGGCTGGTTCCAAGGTTCTGATGTCCCCGGTTTCCATGATGATGATCCATAACCCTATGACCATTGCTTTCGGTGACTCTGCGGAAATGCAGAAAGCCATTGAAATGCTCGGCAGCGTAAAGGATTCCATCATCAATGCCTACGAGATCAAGACCGGGCTGTCCCGCGCAAAGCTGTCCCACCTTATGGATGCTGAAACCTGGATGGACGCAAACAAGGCAGTGGAACTCGGCTTTGCCGATGAGGTCATCAAGCGTTCCGGTGATACCGAGGAAATGGACACGTCTGCGGTTTCCATGTTGTACTCCAAGGCCAATGTGGTCAATTCCCTCATGGATAAGATTGCCCACAAATGCGCCATAGAACCCAAACCCACCGTGCAGGAGCGCACGGGTCGTTCTGCTGATGAACTCAGAGCGAATTTGAACAACATCAAAAACTACATCTGATACGGAGGTAACTGATTATGACTATTATCGAAATGCGCGATAAGCGCACCAAACTGCTCGCTACTATGGACGGTTTCCTGGATACCCACCGCGACGGTAAGGGTCTTCTGTCTGCCGAAGACGATGCCACTTATGCTGGCATGGAAAAGGAACTGGCCGCTATCACTAACGAGATCAAGCGTATGGAGCGCCGTGAGGCCATTGATGCCGAACTCTCCAAGCCTGTCTCTTCTCCCATCACCAGCAAGCCCATGACCGCAAAGGACGGCGATACCAAGACTGGTCGTGCCGCCGATGAATACAAGTCCAACTTCTGGAATGTGATGCGTTCCAAGGCACCCATGCCCCAGGTGGTCAATGCTCTTCAGGTTGGCGTGGACTCCGAGGGCGGCTATCTTGTTCCTGATGAATATGAGCGCACCCTGGTTGAGGCTCTGGAAGAGGAGAACATCTTCCGTAAGCTGGCTCGTGTCATCAACACTGCCAGCGGTGAGCGCAAGATCCCCGTGGTGGCATCCAAGGGTACTGCCAACTGGATTGATGAGGAGGGCCCCTACGAGGAGAGCGATGACACCTTCTCTCAGGTGACCATCGGTGCAAATAAGCTGGGTACTACTATCAAGGTTTCTGAGGAACTCATCAACGATTCCGTCTTTGACCTGGAAGCATACATTGCCCGTGAGTTTGCACGCCGTATCGGCGCACGTGAAGAGGACTCCTTCTTCAATGGTGATGGTGTCGGTAAGCCTCTGGGCATTCTGGCTGAAACCGGCGGTGCCGAAGTCGGTGTTACCGCCGCTTCCGCAACCGCGATCACTGCCGATGAACTCATGGATCTGTTCTATTCTCTGAAGGCTCCTTACCGCAAAAACGCTGTGTGGGTCATGAACGATGCCACTGTCAAGGCCGTGCGCAAGCTGAAGGATCAGACTGGTCAGTATCTGTGGCAGCCTGCTCTGACTGCCGGTACTCCCGATACTTTGCTGGGCAGACCCGTGTATACTTCTGCGTATATGCCTGCTGTGGCAGCTGGTGCCAAGTCTATTGCTTTCGGTGACTTCAAGTATTACTGGATTGCCGACCGCCAGGGCCGTTCCTTCAAGCGTCTCAACGAACTGTATGCCGCCACCGGCCAGATCGGTTTTGTTGGCTCTCAGCGTGTTGACGGCAAGCTGACTCTGCCTGAGACCATTAAGGTTCTCCAGCAGAAGAGCGCCTAATGAAAGGAGGCGGCGGTGATGGTAGAACTTCTCTTGAAGGTCAAGCAAAATCTGATTCTGGAGCATTCCGAGGATGATGGCCTGTTGGCGAACTACATCACCGCCGCCATCTCTTATGCGGAAAGCTACCAGCACATTCCGGCTGGTTTTTATCATTCCAATCCTATGCCGCCCACTACTGAACAGGCGGTGATTATGCTGGCATCCCACTTCTATGAATCCAGGGACGGCAGCACGGGCGGCTTCTTTGCAGATAATGTGCAGGCTGGTCAGCAAGTCTGGAACACAGTCAATCTTCTGCTTCGGCTTGACCGGGAATGGAAGGTGTGACCATGAGTTTCGGAAAAATGAACGGCTTTGCAGATATTATCATCACAAAAACAGTCAAGGACAGCGAGGGCTTCACCACTACGAAGGATGAAGTCCTCGCTTCTATCCGTGTATACAGAGAGGGGCGGCACGGGAGTGAACGGTGGGCAAACCGTGCATCGTTCACTGATGCCACCGACCTTTTTCGTTTCCGCAGTATCCCAGGTCTGAAGATTACTACAGAAATGGTGATCGTTTGCGAAGACGGACGCTTTGAAATCACATCCGTGGAAGATGTGAAAGGGCGCAGAATGTATGTGGAGGTTCTGGCAAAGGAGGTCAAGGCAAGTGGCTAAAGCAACGGTAAAGATGCCGGACGA